ATATTAAGACACAAAGAGGCCAATTACACTAGACTAGATAGTCTTTTTTAAGTCGCTGCGGAATTAACTATAGTTTTTTTGGCCAGAAAAAGGCAATAGACACGCACACACAGGCCTGCACACGTGCCACGCGTGTATATATCTATATATATATGACCCTGAAACATATTTAGAAAAATACTCGGCTTCCTAGACATGGGCCGAGTCTATATAATTATATATAATTTATATAAAACTATAATTATTTATTATTATATACTTGACATAGAGTTTTATATATGTTATATATATTATATATATTATTATATATAACTATATAAAACTATATTATGTTCTATAGAGGCACATTTGCCTTTTTTATTTGCTTTTGTTTAAAAAAAATGTTATAATTAGTTATGGAAGAGGTAATTAATTTTAAAAAGTGCTGGGATAACAACATAAGGCACCACTCAAAGCATGATTTTCTTACATTTGTGCGTAGATTTGCTCCAACAATCATATCAGATTGGAAAATGGGCAAACATATTCAGGTAATATCTAAAAAATTAAAACAATTAGAGTCCGGAGAAATAAAAAGACTCATGGTTTTTCTGCCTCCACGTAGTTCAAAGTCTGTAATCTGCTCAAAACTCTTCCCAGCATGGTATATAGGAAGGAATCCAGAACATGAGATACTTACAGTCAGCCATAGCGACCAGCTTTCTAGCGATTTCGGTAGGTCTGTCAGAGATATTGTATCAACTAAAAGTTTTCAAGACATATTTACAGGTGTTTCTCTTAGGACAGACGTTAGAGCAGCAGGAAAATGGAAAACAAACAAGGGAGGAAGCTACTACGCAGCCGGAGTCAAGAGTCAAATCGCAGGAAGAGGAGCACATATAGCAATTCTTGATGATGTGATGTCTGAAGAAGACTCATACTCAGAGGCAGGAAGGCGATATGTAAAAGAATGGTACCCTGCAGGTCTTAGAACTCGTATTATGCCTAACGGAAGTATCTTAATAATCAATACCAGGTATCACTATGATGATTTATGTGGGTGGTTATTAAAACAAGAATCAGAGTTCTCTACTATTCTACCTTGGGAAGTAATAAGAATACCTGCATGGTTAGATGAAGCAAGTGCCGAGTTATTAGAGTTACCTGTTGGTTCTTCTTATTTCCCAGAATGGAAAACAGATGACTCCCTAAAGATTGATGAGCAAGAAATACGTGCTTCTAATGGAGCAAGATACTGGAATGCATTATACATGCAGGACCCAACACCTGATGAAGGTGGTTTAATAAAAAAGAAATGGTTACAATGGTGGGAGTATGATGAACCGCCAGCTTGTGATTTTATTATTCAAACATATGATACTGCCTTTTCTACAAAAACTACAGCAGACTATAGTGTAATTCAAACTTGGGGTATCTTCTCAAGGTTTGAACAGAATGAGCATGGTTATGAAGACTTCATACCTAATTTAATTTTATTAGGAAACATGAAAGGCAGGTTTGAGTATCCAGAGCTACGAAGAATAGCACAGATGCTCTATGATGAATTTAGACCTGATGTTTGTATTATTGAAAAGAAAGCATCTGGACAGTCTCTACTACAAGATATGCGTAGAGCTGGATTGCCTGTGCAAGATTATATTCCGGACAAAGACAAAGTAGCTAGAGTACATGCTGCCTCACCAATGATAGAAGCAGGAAGAGTCTGGTTGCCTAAAAATAAAAAATGGTCTGATGATTTATACACAGAGATTTTACAGTTTCCAAACTCAGCTCATGATGACCAAGTAGATGCTATGACAATGGCAATACATTACATGAAAGAATCCTGGAGACTAACACATCCTGATGACCCATATATGGATGAAGAAATAAATAATAAAAAAAGGGTTGCATACTGGAGAGTTTAGTGATATACTATATGAGAGAGGTAAATTATGGAAAAAGATAAAAAGAAAAAACAACCTAAATCAAAACTAATTATAAAACCAAAAGCTAATATTAATTTAAGCAAAGCAAAAGCTAAAGTTGATTTAAAACTTGGTGATAAACTAAATGCACAAATACAAGGATATGGTAAAACAAAAAGTCTTATCAAAGGTGATAATAAATTAAAAGGTGCTGGAGTAAAAGGTAGAATAGAATATCAAAGAGGAAGACATGCTATAGAAGGCAAAGGTGAATATAGGCCAGATAGACAAGAAGGTAGTGCAGGATTAACATATAAATTTAAATTTTAAATGATACAAATAATAAAAAAATTTTTTAATAAAAAAGTAAATGCTTCTGATTTAAATAATTATAGAAGAAGCTGTAATGCACATTATGATGATGTGTGTATGTAGGTAACTATGAATCCAGTAGAATTATATACACAACTAGCAACACAGACACCTAAACGTGAAACACCTGTTGTTGAACCTGAAGATAATTTTGTATTGCCTGAATTAACTGAAGCAGAGGAAAAAGAACTTAGTGAGTATATTCAGCAAGCATATAGTATGTATGAAAGATTGCCACCAGCACAACAGTTTATTGCTGATGTTGCACCTGGAACTGGTGAAGCTATATCAGCATATGAAGCTAAAAAGTTTGGTGAAGAAACTAAAGAAGCATTTCAAGAAGGTAAATATGGTGAAGCTGCATTAAAGGCTGGACTTACTGGTTTATCTGCTTTAGGTGCTATACCTATTGTAGGAGCAGCAGCTAGAGTTCCAAAAGCTGCAGCTAAAACAGTTGCTAAAAAAATATTAAAAGAAAAAGTAGAGGCACCAAAAGATACTGATAAACTAAATATTAGAAGAGATAAAACAGCTATAGTAACTACAAAAAGCACATATGAAAAAATAAATAAACTTTTTGATAAATTAAATGTAAAGAATGTTCATGATTTTGGTTCTGGTTTAGGTATAGGAACAAAACAATTTAAAAATAAAAAAGTAACAAGTCATGAACCATTTGTTGATATAGATAGAATTAAAAAATTAAAAGGTAGAGAGCCGGATTATAGAACAGCAGATGAAGTTTTAAAAAATGAAGGTGTAAAATCTAAAGATGGTGTTGTAAATCTTAGTGTATTAAATGTTATAGAAAATCCTGCAGAGAGAAGAAAAGTTATAAGTGATATTGGTAGTTTAATAAAAGATAATGGATATGGTCTTATAACAGCTAGACCTTTTTCAACTGTTGCTGGAGAAGCTAAAAAAGCTAATGCAAAAAAATTTGGTGATGGATTTTTATTTGGAAAAGGAGATGAAAAAACATTTCAAACAGGTTTTAATCAAAAACAATTAGAAAATTTAGTGCAAGAAACTTTAGGAAAAGATTTTGATGTAGTAAAAGCACCTAAAGTAGATGGAAAAGATATTAGTGGTGTATCAGTTTTAATAACTAAAGGAACACCTGATTTAAAAACAAAAGGTGGTAGCACAGTTAAAAGAGGTGGTGTAGTTAAAAATGTTGAGTATCCTATAGGAAAAAATATAGGTGGTGCTATTTATTTTCATAAAGATTATATAAGTAGACAACCAAAAGAGTTACAAGATATTTATAATAAAGCTATAAATAAATTACCAAAAGATTTTAATTTTAAAACTATTAAGTATGATTATAATAATAAAAATATAAGATTTGAAGAAGCTCCAGACTTTGACACCGCAAGAGAACCTAAAGTTGGAAAAAATATAACTATTACACCAGAAGGTGATGTTGGTAAAATTAAAGATTCAGATTTAATATATCATCATAAGTGGACTTGGGTTGATAATGATTATCCAGGATTTGATGTAAAGAAAGAACATAACTGGTCTAGAGAGTGGTTAGATAAAGGGGTAGACCCTGGAGCTGGTCGTAAAAATAAATGGGAAGAAAATTTAAAAAAAGCAAAATTACCTATGGAGAGGAACTAAATAATGGCAGTAGAAAAAAATCCATTTGATAAAAAAGAAGAAACAACAAATGTAATATCAATTAATACACCAAAGCAAGATGAAGGTGTATCTTTTGAAGTAGATACTGATGGTGGAGTTACAGTAAACTTTGGTGAAGAGAATATAGAAAAAGAAGTAACAGCAAAAGAATACTATACTAACCTAGCAACAGATATGGATGAAGAAGTATTAAAAGATGTTGCACACACAGTTTTAGAAAACTTTCAAGCTGATAAAGATTCTAGGTCTGAGTGGGACTCTATGTTTGAAAGAGGTTTTGATTTATTAGGATTAAAACTAGAAGATGCTACAGAACCTTTTGAAGGTGCTTGTACTGCAGTGCATCCACTATTAATAGAGTCTGCAGTGAAGTTTCAATCTAAAGCATCACAAGAATTATTTCCTGTAGGTGGGCCAGTAAAGGCACAGATATTAGGAACACAGTCTGTAGAAAAACAAGAACAGGCAAATAGAGTTCAAAACTTTATGAACTATCAGTTAACTGAACAAATGCCAGAATACTTTGATGAGTTTGAAAGAATGCTTTTTCATTTACCATTAATAGGTTCTGCTATTAAAAAAGTTTATTATGATGCTGGTATAGAAAGACCAGTATCTGAGTTTGTACCTATTGACCAATTTTATGTGTCATACTATGCAAGTAATTTACGAAAAGCAGATAGGTACACACATGTTATATATCGTAATCCTGTAGATATGCAAAAGGATATTGAAGCTGGTATTTATTCTGATATAGAATTACCAGAAGCAACATATCCTAATCAAAGTAATCTATCAGAAAAATTAAATACTATTATGGGTATCTCACCAACTGCAGAACATGACCCACAATATGTATTATTAGAACAACATTTACATCTTGATATTCCTGACCCAGAGTGTCAAGAAGGTGAGTTTGCTCCATATATTGTTACAGTGGAGCAAGAGTCTCGTCAAATATTAAGTATTCGTAGAAACTATAGAGCCGGTGATACAAATAAAGAAAAAAGAATGCATTTTGTTCATTACAAATTTGTTCCTGGATTTAGTTTTTATGGGTTAGGCCTTATACACTTCTTAGGTAATTTAACCATGACAGCGACTGCAGCTATGAGGAGTCTTGTAGATGCTGGACAGTTCGCTAATTTACCAGGAGGATTTAAGGCAAAAGGAGTAAGAATGGTGGGCGATAACGAACCTATTGCTCCTGGTGAGTTCAAGGAGGTCGAAGCAACAGGTATAGATTTACAAAAGGCGATTGTTCCTCTCCCATATAAAGAGCCTTCCTCAGTGCTATACAACATGCTTGGATTTGTAACTGCTGCAGGTCAGAAGTTTGCAGACAGCACAGAACAAATAGTTTCTGATGCTGCCTCCTATGGACCAGTTGGAACTACTATGGCTTTATTAGAAGCATCTAGTAAATT